CTATGATAATTCTATTTTGATTTTTATAATCATCAACAGCATTAGCTTCGGTTAAAAACTCTGGATTGAATACAATATCTAAATTAGAATATTCTCGATTTAATTGTTCAGTAGTACCTGGAGGGATAGTCGATTTAATTACTACAATATAATCTTCTGCACAAAGCGATTTAACAGCCTTGCTAATTTCAGTTAAAGCATTTCTTACAATTGTTAAGTCACAAGAACCATTTTTACGCATTGGCGTTGGAACACATAAAAAAGTTAAATCTGTACTTTCAACTACATGAAATATTGATTCAACGTTACTGTATTTATTAGGGTCTTTATCATATACTAAAATGTCAAAATGATTTTTCATTCCTTCTCGAACTGCTGATCCTACAAAGCCTTGTCCGATGATTCCTATTTGGTGTTTCATGTTATTTATTTTCTTTTATATATGTTAATAAATCTTTATGCGCTCTCCAATTCAATTTACGCTCTGTTTCTCTCCAATTTGATTCTGTATGCAATCCTTCATTTTTACGTAAAGGAACAAAATCAATTCGACTTTCATCTAAATCTGTATATGCTTTTGCTACGTCTAAAATTGTAATTGGTTCTCCTCGACCCAAATCAAAATTGTCTGCGTCCCATATGCCATTGCTAATTGATATCAATCCTTTACAAATATCTTCTACATGAGTGAAGTCTCTAGTTTGTTGCCCATCCCCTACTACAGTTAACTGAGCTCCTTCTGACCATTGTCTTCCAAATTTAGCAACTACAGTTGCCCATTCTCCAATTCGAGGTTCTCTAGGACCATATACATTATAAAAGGTTGCCATAGCACAATTCATTTTAAAGCATTTATTATATGTCTTTAAAATGCCTTCCCCTACTACCTTGTAATATGTATAAGGAGAAATGTAATCGGAACCATGATTTTTAGATGAAGTTGTTGCATACACTACAATACCAGACTTTGTCTCTCTTGCAAATTCCATTAATTCTGAAGTACCTAGAGCATTTGAATTGAAATAGTCTGAAGGTCTTTCAAAGGAAGGTTGAATTCTAGCTTCAGCTGCTAAATGAAATATTTTATCGAATTGAAAGTCATTAAAAAATTCAATTTTACGAATATTCTGAACTTCATCAAAGATATAGGTAGCATTAGGGTTTATGTAATTCATTGACGCTGAATCTGAAGATAAGTCGTCAATTACAGTTACTTGATGACCTTCATCACATAACATATCTACTAAATTTGAGCCTACAAATCCTAGGCCTCCTGTGACTAATATTTTCATAATTTAATTAAATCGTTTTGGTTTTCTTCTAATGAAAAAATTTCAATATCTAAATTTCCAATTTGGAATTTACCTAATTCATTAGTCTCTTTGATAATTTTAGGTAAGAGTTGGATATTGTTAAAATCTTCTAGAGTTAAATTATTGCAATTAAGTTTAACTACGACATCCTGATATTCATCAGGATTGTTATGACCTAAGTCACAAACTCTTTTGTGCAAATCATATAATGTATTTTGTTGTTCACTTTGAATATAACAATCGATAAGACCGTCTTTATCTTCAACGTACAGCCTAGTACACCAAGGTTCTAAAGCCTTTACAAGAGTGATAGTACAATTAGTCGCCGATATTCCTATGTCGTATTTTGGAGTGATTATAGGGTATTGATATTCGTCATTTTGAATCCAACTTCCCCATTTTCTAATGTAATTTCTCGCAGCTTTTGCTTCAAATAATTTAAACATATCATCATTCTCTCCGATCTTATCTGTCCATCTATGACCTCTGCAAGTTAAATGATAAACGAATGCATCCCTGCTTTGAATTAATTCATATCCATTTAATATCCATCTCTGGAATATATCTGAATCTTCATATGGGAACGGAGCAAATAATGGATCATGACCTCCAATTGCTTGAAAATCTTTTTTATATAGTATCCATGGAGCAAACATTCCTCTTGTAGTTTTATCTTTATTATCTAAACTAGTTTTAAGACAAAATTCTTCGAATGCTTCTATATTTAAAGAATCAAAATCAACACCGAAATCTCTAATGATTTTTTCTTTACCTTCCGGATGTAATGGCGGTTCTATTCTAGTTCCGCATACTACTTTACCGGGAGCAAGATGTTTAATCATGTTTTCGATATAGTTAGGACCTACAATCATATCGGCATGTAGAATACCTACTATATCATTAGTAGCTAACTCAATACCTTTATCATATAATATAGTATGACCTAGTCTAGTTTCAGATTTAAAAGCCTTTACTTCTCTATGCTGTCGTTCTTCAGCAAGATTCCAAATCCATTCCCATGTTCCATCTGTCGATCCATCATCTAGTAAGATAACTTCGGCTTCTGGAGCATTACGTAATATAGATGCGTATACATTTTTTAAATGCTTTAAGTTATTGTAACTTGGTATTATAAGTGATATCATATTATTCAAATGCATTTTTTACTCTTAACCAATTATAAATGGAAAGTACTTTTGGTATATAAACTTTATTTTTAGCTCGCTGAACACAATCTATTGCAAACAAACCGTCAGCGTCATATCTATCTACATGAAATTTAATATCGCCTATCAAATCACGAGAAACTATAAAATTATGACTATCGATATGACGCAATTGTATTACATTACCCGGCAAACGCACGCAATGTAAATCTCCATCTAATTGAGCAAAACTAATAAAGTCTGCAGAACTTAAATCTTTAATACTATCCCATAAGTCTGGATGTATAGCCGTATCATCGTCATTTTGATATACATGGCCTTTATCAATCATTTGTAACGCAAAATTTCTCTGAGCATGACCGGCTATACTTTTACTATCTCTGTGTAAATAGCATTCGCAGTTTTTTGGAATATATATTGGATCTGGTAAACTATCTAAATCAAATACAACGATCCATCTATAATGTTCTTTAGGTATTGTAATTGTATTAGCAATAGTATGTAGATTTTCTGGCCGACTACACGGCGTTATAATATTTAAAAACATATTATTTAAATTGTTTAATTAATCGTTGAAATTCTAAATCTGATATTTTTTGTTTATCTAATATTTTTATATCTAATAATGATTTTATATAGTCTTTATTGTGCAAATATTTATTACCAATTTCAGACACTACAATTCCATCTAGTATATATTGTTTAACATTTAATTTACTAGCACATAACATAACGTATAGATCGTCTGCACTATACGACCCTAATTCTTCCGGAAATGTTATTCGTTGGAACAATGCATTTGTAAATAAATTAAACCAACCGCCACCAAATTTAATATGACTATTTTGTTTAATGACAATCTCATTATCATTGCAAATAGTATCTAAACTATATAAATCAAAATAATCGCGATGATTGAAAGGTTCATTTATAAATTTTTGATTAACTATACAATTCCAAGACTCGTCCCAATATTTAATAAGTTGCGGAGAGACTATATATAATTCATCATTAATATGTCGAGTTGCATGTATCAAATACGGTAAATTTAATTTAGAAAAGTACACATCTGAATCTAACCATATAACATAGTCTTGTATCGTATTTACGATATTACGTCGTTTATCTGTACAACCATTTATACTATTATCGATATTGAATTCAGCTTGATAGTAATAACCAACAATCGTTTTTAAATATTCGAACTTTGATATAAAATAGTCTAACGGTATTTTGCTACTATCCCAATTAACAATATCTGTATTCATAGAAACATCCCATATAACTGTTACGTCGGATGGGACGAGATATGATGACAATATCATATCATGTACTTGTCTAGACAAATCATCGATTTCCCAAGGTTGTATGTATTGTATAATTCTATATATCATAATTAATTTATCATATTTGAAGTTATATTATATGAATGCGTCACGATATCATGCGTATGTTTTATCCACGACGGATAAAATAAATCTTTTGTGTTTTTATCACTATATGCTGGGCCGAACCATGGATCGGGTGTTATCACTAATCCATCTTTAATATTTAAATATGCTCCCCACCACGCAAATGTACTATTCGATAATATTAAATGTTTCATTTGAGCCATTAAAAATAACTGAGTACCTATGTCATCTTGTACATAAATAACATCGTTTCCAAATACCGATCGACACCATTCTATATCATCTGAGAAAATATAAATTGAGTCTATATTATTTTGAAAATATTTATTAATTGCTGTTTGATAATAGTCCGTAGATAATACGCAATGATTTTGTTGTAACATTAAATAATCGCCGCGGCGAACGCTTATACCTAAACTATTATTACTAATATCGTATTTTAACAAATTGTTTTGGACATGCTTAGCCGGAGAAAAATAAACAGTTAAAAGGTCATTACGAATATCATCAAAATATTTCCATGATTGGTAGAATCCAGATATTTGCATATTATCTTGTAATGGTATCGTATTATAATGAAAATCTAATTCTCCATAAGAATGTTCTAATTCGATAGTTGTTCTAACAAAGTCATAATTAAACATAGATAAGTCAACATTACGATAACCACGATGACCGGCCCAGGTTGTTACAGGTAATACGAACTCAGTATTTAATCGTTTCGCTAAACTTATAGCTGTAGCAATTTGGAATAAATTATTACCTAATCGACCATTAAACGTACATGTTATCATATTGTTCTCCGTATTTTCTTAAACTTAAATATAAGGAATTCATTTGAGAATTCAAAAAGAAACTATTCATATTTGTTTCTGCATTTCGACAAAATTCATTAACGCCAATATCAATTTTATTTTGTTTAAACGTTTGCGAATTCAAATGACAAATAGTATGAGTATCATCTACTACAGTTTTCCAACCATTCTCTTCAGTAATACATCCTGTATAAAAATCTAAGCCCCATCCATAAACTAACTCATCTGGAAAATACTGTATCCTTTCTAATACTCTTCTATGAATAAGTGGACATTGAAAATCTACCCATTTAACGGACCTAATACCTTTACCCCAATTCCACATTTGCTTCCAATGACATTGTTCAATAGAAGCATTAATAACTGAAGGAGAATATACGTCAGCATTAAATGCTTTCGCATTTTCTATAGATGTTTTAAGAAAGCTAGGTCCATGAAATATTAAATCGTTATTTAAAAAATACAACCATTCATGTTCTGTATTATTAAGGAAGTAATCTAATACTATATTAAATCCTCCTCCAAAAAATACATTTTGTTCTACTTGATGAGTTGTTGACTTTGCTAATGACTCTTTTGAGCCATTATCTAAAACCATAAGTTCACATTTATTGAAATACGAGTCGCGTTTTAGTTGTGTTACTAAATTATCTGTTAACTCTGGTAAATTATGATTGAGGGTAGCTATTAACATAAACTTTAAAATCTTGGTTTTCTGTTTTTTCGTTCATATTTGTATCTTTTTCAAAAACAAAAAGTACGTCATCTGCTCTATTTTTTATGCCACGTAAATCAAAAACTTTTGGATAATATCCCAATCGGTGAAAGCTTTCTAAGTCAGATTCTAGATTTTGTACGTCCTCTATGATATACAATCCTCCTTGTTTAACTAATGGATAATAATTATGAAACGTTTTAAGTTGAGCATCAATTGTATGTTCACCATCCTCGATAATAACATCAAATTCCATATTATTAAATAGTCTGTCTCGATCTTCGCTAGACTTACTATCTCCGTATTGAATTATACCATACTCTTTAAATATTTGAAAATCTTCAATATCAAATCCATAAATTTTTGAATCTTTATGAAAATATCTAGTCCACATCTCTAAACAACTACCGAAACCAATTCCAATTTCTAAAAAATTTATCGGTTTGTTAGTATATGATGCTAATACTTGTTCATACGGTTCGATGTATGAATGATCTGTACCTTTGTCAGATAATACCTTCCAGTCGTGATTTCGACTCCAAAGTAAGTTAAAATGTTCTTGTAATGTCATGTTTTTATTCCTGTTTAAATAATTGAAATTTCTGGAAAGAATACTATCATCTTTCCTTTATATGATGTTAATGATCTACTTATGTAGTCTGAAAAATTATGCGCTAATATAACAATAAAGTCTACGGGATGTTCTTTAAGATAATCTCTACTAACAATTGGAATTCCGGTACCGGGTATAAACTTACCTTGTTTAACGTCGGTATCGTCAATTACGTAATCAATTATATTATAATCAATATCAGCACTATTTAAGAAAATACAGCCTTTAGCAGCTGCTCCGAATCCGGCTATACTATAGCCTTGTTTCTTTAGATCTAATAAATATTTTTTTGATATCGAAATATGTTTTTTAATCGATTCGCCCCATTTAATATATTCGTTTATAGTTAAAGATTTTTCAAAATTAATTTCTTGACAATCATACGATTCTTTTACTATTACTAATCGAAGACTACCGCCATGTATATCTACATTTGTAGCAGATATTATTTTTAATCCATGTTTTTTAAATAATAACTGTAGCGAGTCGATATTATAATAGTATAAATGCTCGTGATAGATTTGATCGAACTGATTTGTTAGTACACTATTATCCCACCACGGAAATTCTAAACACCATACGCCATTATCATCTAAAGCTATTTTAGTAGCTTCGACAAATTCATTACAAAATTTTGTATGCTGAAATACATTCGTTGATGTAATTACTTTAAATGTTTTATTTAATGTTTTAGCAATTTCGGGAGACCAAAATGCATTTATCGCATTGATTCCTTTTTCTTTAATACAAACATCTGTTAAATTCTTAGATGCGTCGACATTTAAAACATTTAGTTTCGGATTAATTTTTAAAAATGTATCTAATAAAGTACCATCGTTACCACCGACATCTAAAATATTTTGATTTTCGTTTATATCTACAAATTTACTAATAAAATTAAATAGCTGTTTGCAATGTAAAATATAGGGATATGATATACTTGACTTATAGTAATAATTCGAATATAAAATATCTGGCCGAATAGAATGCGTTAGCATTGAAAGTTTACTATCTGTACAATATTGTATCGCTAATGGATATTTATTACAATCTATAGATTCTTCTTTAGTATCGCATAAATTATTTACTAATGGCATTGGCCCTAAATCTAAATACGTGATAAAATTCGTACTGTTAGTAATAGGACATTTATTATTAGTTTCTATCATTTTATTCTCTTCCATAACGTTGTAAATGATATGCGAATGATTTAATTCTGCAAAAATTATAATTTAATGAAGGTAAAATTCTTTCAATTAACTCTACATCGTTTGAATATGGATACTTAATTTCATTTGGATACGGAATCCAAGACGATTTATGAAATCCAATCGGTCCCCATGCGCCTAAGTTTTCAAAACCCTCCATAACTTCAGGCACGTCCATACCATCAACAAATTCTATAAATTTGTCATAGTCAAAACTTTCAGGTGTTCTACCACAATCAAATTCAACCATTTTACCATTAACCGGAATTCTACCTGACTCGATTAACCATATAGTAACTACCGATTTTGGTTGTATATATTTAACAAAATTAACGTCCCATCCTGGTGCTACAAACATATCGTCGTTAAATAAAACGACTTTATCATACTTTGCTATGCTAACGCCATAATTATATGCGGCGTATACATCGTACGTATCTACAATCTCAATTAATTCGAATGGATTAACTGTATTTTGGTGTAAATATTTTTTAAACAACGGCACACATTTAGCCGTTGACAAATAAGGTAAAATAATCGAAATCATGCGTTGTCCTCTGGTTTAGCGGTAAAACTTTGTATATGATAAATAAATGAATTAACTTTTTTCATATGAAACCCGTTATTAGGTAATAAACTAGTAAAATAATCGTAATCAAATTCATTATTTCTGAATGGAATCCAATTCTTTTTATGTATAAAAACTGGAGCTGCATTAACAATACCATCCATAACTTCTGGTACATTATGATTTTTTCTGTACTCGTTAATATACGAAACAAATCCATCATGATCAAAGCTTTCTGGAGTTCTGCCAAAATCTTTTTCGATACAATCTCCACCGGCCGGAATTCTACCTGACTCTACGTACCATCCTGATACGCAACTCATTTCATCTGCTTGCGAATATTTTACAAATAATTCATCCCAGCCTGGTTCTACAAACATGTCGTCGTTAAACGGACAAATAATATCTGTCGTCGCGTAACTCACACCTACGTTAATAGCTGTATAGTAGTCGTATCCAGATACCGGTATTATTTCATGTGGGTATGTAGAATTTTTAGTTAAATAATCTATACATACTTGTAAGCATGTATTTGGTTTTCCGTTTATATTTTCTAAATACGGAATAATAACCGAATAAATTGGTTTTTTCATATTTTCTTTTTTATAAGTTATTTAATTGAAATGGTAGTATATACTTAACGTTTCGTAATCCTAATTGTAATATTTTTTCGTTGATGGCGTCAAAATAGTTCCATGCGAGGATAAAGATATAATCAGGCGTATCAGTTAATAAAGATTCTTTCGATACGATAGGAATATTTACTCCGGCTACGTATCGATTTACACGTTCTGGGGATTCGTCGACGATATACTGTATATCACTATTCGTTAACTTACAAATATTTAATAACATATTTCCACGACCCGAAGCTCCATATCCAGCAATTTTATAATTTGCGTCTTTTAGTTGTTTAACTTTATTCTGAATTGCAATAACATGTTCTTCAATCCTAGTACCAAAATTTTTAAAATAGTTTATATCCGTTAACCCGCTTTGAATTTCTTCGTCTATTCTTATTTGAACTTTTTCTGATAATGTCTCTAATGTATTTTTAATATAAACTCGTATACTACCCGAATGTATATCAATTTCATCAAAATCTACTATAGTCATATTAAACTGCTTAAATAAATTATTCAACGCATTTATTGAGTAGTAGTATAAGTGTTCGTGATAGATAAAATCGAATTGTAACTCATCGATTAAATTTTTAAGATAATGAACTTCAATTACAAAATATTTATCTTCTTTAAGTACACATTTAATACCTTCTATAACCGAACGTATATCATCGATATGAGCAAAACAATTATTTGCAATTATTAAATCAAATTTTTCGGTGAAATATTTTGCGGCAGTATCGCCATTAAAATAATCATTAACGACATTACATCCTTTATCGATAGCAACATTAGCTATATTAACTGCTGGCTCGATACCAATAACATCTAAGCCTAAATCCATTAATGGTTGTAACAATACACCGTCATTAGATCCGATTTCTAAAATTTTATCTTGTTTAGATAAATTAAAACGTTCTTTATATAACAAAGCAACGTCTTTAAAGTGATTAGATAATCCTATCGAAGACATATATCGATAATCTTTAAATAAAAGATCAGAATCGATAATACTATCAGTTTGTACTAGTTTACAATTATTACAAAACTGTAGTGATAAATCATATTGTTTAACTTCCGATAGTTCGGATTGTTTAGGAAAATTTCCTGCCAAAGGTACATTTCCTAAAAAAGTAATATGTGTTAATTGTTTATTTTTACAACAAGCACATTCTGTTCGTTTTTTATAATCCATAATAAAATTCTTTTAATTCTTGGAACTGTTGTTCTATATTAGGTAGTTTAACATCGGATTTTAAACATCTATTGATTGTATGTACATCTGTTATCGGTATTAAAACTTTATTAAAATTAAATACTGAATTAATAGTCTGTAATAGTTTCATTTTTGGTATGCATTCGGTACTTAGTTGTATAAGTTTAGGATAATTATCCCAGTCATTAATTAATCGTAATGCATTTTTTGCCCATTCTAAACTAGTAATACCGCTCCAATAATGATTTGTTATACAACGAACTTCCGACTGTTGTTTTGAAAACCAAGAAAATAGTGTTACGCCATTTTCTTTTTCTGGGCCGTTTATCGATGTACGTATTTGTTTAACATTGTTATAATCCATTAGTATTGCCCCGATACAAGCTTTAGATAATCCGTATTCATCGTAAGCATCTCTAGGCGCAGACTTTTCATATATTTTATTAATAGTTAAGTCTCCAGAATATTCTCCATCTGTTGCAGGATTAATAATATTTCCTTTAAAATTTTTAGCTAACCAAATAGGTAATTTGATATTTAATTCAGTAAAGTTAACATGCTCTTTTTGCGGTATAGATGCTATGCAGTTAATCAAAAAATCTGCATTAGAATTTTTAACTTTATTTTGAAATACAATACTAGGCCAACGATCATCTATTGTGTCTACAGAAATATTTATAAAATTAAAATATTTATGTACCATATGTCCTAACATACCATTATGTCCTAAAACTAAAACTTTCATACGTATAATTTAAGGTTTAAAATAATTGTAATTAGATAAAATATCATTTAATTCTTCTTTACTAACTACTACTTTATCGCTTGTAAATTCATTAAATGGTAAACTTGCGTTAGCTATTTTTTTATAGTGCATTATAAAATTTTTACCTGAAATATCTACGCGAGGCGATTCTTCAAGCGAAAATAACATCTCGTGAATTTTTTCCGATGTTCTTGGCTCACCTATAGAATAAGTTAATCCAAACTTTTCATGAAATAATTCAAATAAATCTGCAACTTTAAAAGATTTAATATTTGGTATTACATTATAACCTGATAATTGTAAAGCATCTTCTACTAAGTTAATCGCGTCATCTATTGATATCATAAATCGCGTCATTTCCTGAGAATATAACGTTAATGAATATTTTCTATTAATTGCGTCCCACATTAATGGTATAATACTACCCGTAGAATTTAATACATTTCCATATATAGCTGTTGACAGACGTACATTAGAATTAGCATCATTTACTATAAATGATTCGCCAGCAACGAATTTCATTGATCCGTATAAAGTTGTAGCTGCTCGACTTTTATCTGATGAAATAAAGCACGCAGCTTCGAAATTATTTTCTTCTGCGATACGTTTACAATTAATTGCGCCGTTAATAATTATTTCAATAGATTCCTCAACATTTTGATCTACAGCTTCAATTTGTTTTAAACTAGCGGCGAAAATTCCAATATTATGTCCTTTGCTAGATCTACGTAATAAGTCTAAATTACGAATATCGCCTATTACGCAGTTAATATTTGGATACATCTTTTTAAGATAATACTGTTTTGCTTCATCGCGTGAATATACGGTAATATCGTTATGCTGATAATACTTTTCAATTAGGTTTTTACCTAAAAATCCAGCACCTCCTGTAATAAATATTTTTTTACTTACTATCATTTTTATTTACTTCTTTTTTTTATATAACTGTTAAATTCCAATCTATTAATGGCGTTAGCCATGCACTTTCACCATGTGTAGAACATCCAGGAATTGGTGTAATTAAAGATGCTCCTTGATTTCTTAAATCAATCCACATATCGAAATCATATGGATGAGTAGTGGATGTATATTTTCTTAAAGTAGATTCGTATTTTTTTAATGTATTTACTTTAGATGCGAATGTCATCGTAGTACTATTAGTAAATTTCCAATGACACGTATTAGATAAAAATACTTTAGTAACTTCGCCACCATCTTCTACATAAGGATTAATTCCGTCTATATACTTATCAGGATGATCATATAATGAAACGAAATCTATTCCTAAATCAAAACCTTCTTTAAGTATTTTAAGAGAATCTTGTACATGTAAATAATCATTTTCTACAAAGTATACAATTTCATCGTCATCATACTGTAGTGCTAAATCTAATGCTAAGTTAAAAGACCCGGCACCATGGCCAATAGATACATTTGTTATTGCAGAAAAATGTACGTATTTATGAATCATTTGTAATGTATCGTCGCTACAGCTATCGGCTATAATATTAAGATTTTCATTACCGAATATACGTACAAAGTTTTTTAAACAATTTTCATTATTAATATAATCTGGTTTTACTTTATTATAACCCGACTCACTTATTCTATATATTATTTTTGTTTTATCCATATTTTATTTTTGCAGTTAATAAAGTCGTTTCCAAAAAATTCTTCAGCTGCTTGAGTAACACCCGGCCAATCTAAATCGTCTCCCGATATTATTCCTCCGATAGTTAATTTTGGATACCAATGTTTAATATCTAATAAAACATTTTCGTAATCATGTGCTGCATCGATCATAATATAATCAATGCTATTATCTTCGAATAATGCAGATGCTTCTATAGAAGTATTTCTAATAGGCGTAATCACTGACTTTACAGGTGAAATATTATCTATAAAATGATTATAAAGACCATCAGCAGTTTTTAATAAAGGTTCGTATGATGGATTAGTTATATCTAAATGTTCTTCAGATCCATCCCATGTATCTACGGCATAAAATTTAATATTTTTGTTACTATTAACAATTTCAACGCCCATATATGCTGTACTACGACCTTTCCAACTACCTACTTCTACAAATGTATAGCTTTTATTTAATTCGCATGAATCTACTACGTGTGTATATAAAAATTCGTATGCGAACCAGCCTTGTATATTTTGATAAAAATGATTCATATTATTATATATTAAATTTGTTTTCTACGATATTATAACTATAACCATGTACAAAATCAGTACCATTAAATGGTCTACTAAATTCTTCTTCAACTAAATCTGTCCAATTGGTATCGTTTTTATGTCCCCAATTATCTACTTTTTTAAGCATTTCTTCTTTTGTACGATACCATGAATAATGATGAACAAACGGTTGATTGTTTTCTGATAATATTAAAGTACGATCTCCGTTTATTAATTTATGATTAAATAATTGTTGTCTTTCAGCTCTTAAATCTAAATTCCAATTACAATCGTTTTTTCGTATTAACAAACCTGCCGACTCTGTTTTAGTTGCTTGATATATTGGTTCTCTAAAGTACCAATAACATGTTAACCAATACATATAATCTGTATCTTTTATTGTTTGAAACCAATAGTCAAAACCATCATCGACTATCTCGTCAGCATCTACGAATAACAACCAATCATTTTTTGCTATATCTGTTCCGATTGCTCGACTTAAGTTATGATAATATCCTGTATTAGACTTTAGTCCGTCCCATTCAAACATATAAATAGAACATTTTGGAAATTTAGCAGCAATATTAAAACTTTGAGTTAACCGCGTTTCATCTTCTGGTTCACCGTTAAAAAAATGGTCGCATATAGGTATTATAATTTCGTCACTAAATTTAGAAAGCTGCGTTAAATTAGCTTCTAAAAAGCGCAAATCCATTGTACTGTATTGTAGTATACTTGATATCATTGTATTCCTTTTATCATTTCGTATTCATCAAATATAGGAAATTTTTTCCATTTTTCCAACCATTTTTGAATATTTTTTTGTTCTGATTCTTTTTGTCTATTTGATGATTGTCCGTTGTTTTCTTCTAAACGATGTGAACCTCTAGCTCCAAAATGCCATACTATAGAACTAAATGGAAGTACAAATCTTACACCATGGTTTAACATTCTTAAAAATAAATCCATATCATCCCATGATGTTGGGGCGAATCTAGGATCATTACCTCCAACTTCATCCCATACGGATTTTTTAACTAATCCAGAAACTCCTTCTCCTTTTGGTATTTCAAAATAGTCATTTATCTCTTTAAACTCTTCAACCCAATTTTCAAGATCTTGTGCTAAAAAATTATCATGATAGCATCCAAAAATATCTTTACTTATTAATAAAGTACCATGTCTTTGAGGAGATTCAAACATATTAGGTTCTATTCTATAAGAATTAACCCATAGCTTTTCTTCAGGATACTTTTCATGAATTTTTAATAATTCAATATCCCAATCTTTAGTTACATAAAAGTCTGAGTGAAGAAACATTATATATTCTGTTTCTACTTTATCAGCACAAAAATTCATTCCACCTCCAATGCCTTTAACAGCATCAGTGTGAGTATCTATATAATATGTGATATTATAAGTGTCTGCATTTTCAGCTAACCATTCATTAGTGCCGTCTGTGCAATTTTCTGCGTGAATTATAAAAGGAGCATCTTTATAAAAAGAGTTTTTTCTAACAGACTCCACTGCTAACTTTAAATACGGCAGATTATTGTAGGTAGAAATACAATGAGTTAAAGGACTAGATTGTGTCATAATATGCATTTTGTTTTATTTGTCGTTCAATTGTTTTTGGATGATATAAAGAATAATCTTCTTCCATCGGTAATGTAGCATATTGTTTAAATCCACCTAACACTTCATGTACCTTATTCTCCCATTTGATATGTGTAACATTTTTATATATACGCCATTGGTAGTCAGGCCAATTTACCCATCCTTGTTCATTTACATTCCATCCCCATTGCTGCATATGATCTTGTGACATACCTTCAACGGTATTAACTCGAGGTACTAAATAAACTTCAACATCTGGATTTGACTCTAAAATGTCAGGTAATTCTCTTAATAAATTTTCATCTGGAATTTCATCAGCGTCAATTTGAAAAATATAGTCGCCATTGCAGAATGAAGTTAAGGTATTTTTCCAATTGGCAAAGTGTGCTTCAAAGTAGTCAATTGCCAATACAATCTTTTTACTATGAGCGTATCCTTCTAACGATAACTCTAGTTGTTTACTAGCTTTTGGTTTGTCTAGTAGAACTACAATTTCGTCTTCTGTTCTTTTAAACTCTAATAAATGTTTAATTAGTCTGTTAACTTCTTCTAGTTCGTTGCAGACTGTAATGGCATAACTAATTTTCATATATTAAGGTTCTACTTTTTTTAATTTTGGCAATTCAATTTTTTTCAATTTTGGTAATGTCAAACCTACTTGTTTAGGAAACTCAGGAATTCTAGCATCTAAGATAGAACCTAGTTTTTCTTGCATAGCATCAAAAGAAAAGTTAGTCTTAATACGATGATATGTCTTTCTAGACTTTTCAGTGTATGTCTTATAATTTTTAAATATATCTTTCATATATCCAATTGCTTGGCCATAGTCGACAGTAAACCAAGAAGCTTCTTCATTAAGTACTCCTTTCCAAGCTGCTGATGGATGTACCTTTGTTAACGTACCTCCTAATAATATTGAAGAGTCTTCATCTAAGAAATCAACGTGTCCTGACCAATTGGTTGTAATAATTGGCTTAGAAGTCAATGCAGCTTCTAACAAAGGTCGACCAAATCCTTCACCTCTTGTAAAAGAAATATGTGCTTTAACTTTTGAATGATTATATAAGTCATTCATTTCTTCATAACTAAAATCACCATATGCAATATAGACATTAGGTAAATTCTTACTGTCAATACTAGATTTGATTTGTTTAATTTTATCAATTAATTGATCTCGGTCGACTGCAGATAAACTACCGCCTGAAGTTTTAAGAATCAATGCTGGTGCGTTTTGTTTATTTTTAAATGCTTCGTAAAAAGATTTAATTAAACCAGACACATTTTTTCTATCTTCTCCAAATGCACCTGGAAGCCAATGACCTACGAATAAAAATGCAAAATCTTCTTTTACATCTTTAAATATAGACTCTACTGCAGGAGTAGCTGTATATGATTTTTTAAATTTATCTAAACGAATCCCTTCAAATAAAACTTCTATAGGTTTTTGTAATTCGACAGAGCCAACAATTTGTTTTTGTTCATTAATCTGATCGTATTTTGTTTGTTCAAACACAGCTTTAGCGTGGTTTGAAGATGCTAATATCAAATCCATTCTATTACAACCTTCAATCCAGCTAGGATCACATAAATTAGTTTCAATACCAGCTGTCACGCCAATATTAAATTTACCTACGCGTTGAAATTCATTAGGCACCGTTACTTGCATATAAATTTCTGGCTGAGCTGCCAAAGGTTGTATTAAGATTCTTGAAATAATATCTTGATCTTCTTCTGTTAAAGCATTCATTGGAGTACCACCCCAACGTGTCGACACAATTTTAATGTCATATTTGTCTAGCGCAATAAGTGCACGTACCAAGTCGCGTGATCGCTCTCCATATCCTGAACGAGTACCTACCGGTGCTTGAAATACTAATACTGGTTTATTCATAACTTAATTATATTTTAAAAATTTCGGTTCTTTTACGTGGTTGCCATTTTGCAAACATAGTATTAATATCTTTGATGAAATTATTACCCATCGATGCTGCTGACAATCCAATTTCAGGTTTCATGTAATACTCACGCCCTAATAATCCTGCTGCGTTTCTTTCTTCATCAGTCTTAGACCACCAACTCCAAATTGCAATTGCAGCGTCTTTATAATTTGCAATGTCATCGAATATATAAGGTGTCATTGGAGACCCTTGAAGTGTTCTTACTGCTGGGAATACTGGATTAACCCATTCACCATGATCTTTATATTGACCATCTGCGTTAGTTTGAAACTCATCTGAATAATCATCTGCCATTAAATAGCTTCCGTCTTCTTTCTTAAATCCACATTGGTCTTGCATTCCTCCAGTTACATTAACAATAATAGGAGTGCCTGCCATAACAGACTCTGCAGTGCCTAATCCAAATCCTTCATTAGAAGCAATATTAGCAGTAATGCTAGATAAATTATACAAGAAGTTCAAATCCTTAGTTGTCAACAATCTATTATTTGTAAACATTACAGAATAATTAGGACAAAGCTCTTTAATAACTGCTGGTAAATCTGTTCCATTCTCATCAACTGGATCAGTGTGAAGTAAGAATAAACATTTAGCAGCTTCTTCTGCTCCAATTTTATCACAGAATTCTTTATACGCTAAAATTAAATCTGAAGTGTGCTTTCTTCTAATATTCCTAGCATTATGGAACATAATAAATTCTTTACCTACGGGAATTAATTCAGCTTTAAATTTCTGAAAATCATTCCATTGTTCATGGGTTTCAGTGATTGGGAAGAATTGCTCGTGATTGATACCATGAGGTACGTAAGTAATTTGCCAATCTTCATACCCACAATTTTTTAATACCTGCTTAACAATATTATGAGTTTGTTTTGAAATACACATTAACAAGTCACAAGACTCGTAAAATGGTTTATTCCATTTAGGATATGGGGTATCATCCCAAATTGTATAATATGCTAAAGGAAGAATTTGTCTCAATTCATGCTCCATTGCATAAAGCCAGCCCCAAAATCTAGGATCTGTAAAATGTAAAATAGCGTCTGGTCGCTCTACTTGAATTAATTCTCTAAGTACATCTTGATTGCCATAACCTGAGTATGCATAGATTTTTACATTTGCATCTTCAACGCCAGTTTGTTTAGCGATATCTAGAGACAAATCAAACACTTTACCTTCGTCAGGATGAACTACTGCGGCTCCTAATTGAACCCAGTCAAACTCTTTACATGTATTTAAAACGATCTCTCGAGAAACTGTCGCAATGCCTGAGTGCATACGTAGATCGTCTGATAACAGAAGTATCTTTTTCTTTTTTGTCATAACCTTTATTTAACCTTTATTATTTAATATAAATATATTTAATATAAATATGTAACTCCCAAATGAAACATACATTTAACACATACAATATTTACAATATTTTGGTTTTACATTGTTTATTTTTTTAGTTGCTGCAGTAACCGGATATCGATTACCACAATCGACACATTGAAATGTCTTTGTCTTTGTAATAGTGAATGGTAAACTCTTAAGAGTTGGTGTTGCGTTCGTTTGTTTTATCATGTTTAAATATTAATTTATCAATGTTCCAAAATATCAATGCTCCTACAAATTGAAATCCTATAATTGTCCAAAAGTTGTTCCAGCCCCAAACGTCACGCATCAAATACATACATGGCCAGGAGACTACAACTCCTGTTTGCCATTTTAAATGGTATAATAGATATATCTTAAGATTTTTCATTTATTATTACTACTGGTTTAGAATGTTTTTGCGCCATATTAACTGCATGTTTCGATCCTTTAGACGGAACTGTATTGTCAATAAAAGCAATCATTTTATCACAATACTTAGCAATTAATTCATTTCTATGAAACAGCTGCGATACGTGATACGGCTTACCATAATAAGATTCCGGCATTGCTGAGTATAAATTTTTCGTAGTGTGAGCTGGATTGAATTCTCGATATGAAACTCCCATTTCAACAGAGAATTTTTTAGCATATCGATCAGCTCCATTCAAAGCACCTCCAGACACAATTATTAATTTGTCTCCAAACGTTTGTTTAAGACGATAAATCATGTCTCGAATTTTCTTTTTATTTTCATATGTTCTCGAGCCTATAATCGCAATTTTAACGAAATCGGCCTCAGTCGACGTTGCTTGCATACATTTATATTTGTTTATCATTTTAATCTATTTGCTTTTGGGCATAAATCTTCTTTGTCTGCAAATTCACAATATCTGCAGTTTTTCAAACCTTTCTCACCAATAGCAGGAAATACACCTGCTTCTTTATAAGAGCCATCTGCATTGAAACCAGCGTCAATGAATCGCTCAATTTCTTGCACTAATTTTTTACGCGTAGGTTTACCTGACGCGGGTACAAATTCCTGAATTCGTTTCTGAGGATACATAAACCCTTCAATAAGCTTTCGCTTAACAATGAAATACTTAATGTCAATCGCCTCTACATCATACCCATATTGTTTAGCAAAATACTCTTTGTAAAGCACCAACTGACTCGCTTTGGTTTTGTCGGCCTTCGCATATGAATTCCATCCTTTAGTAGACGTCTTAATGTCTATGATAACTATTTTACCAGTTTCTTTTTCACGAAGTACAATATCCAAAAACCCATTCATAATAACCTTTACGTTAGTATCAGCAGCTTGCACGTACAACGGCATTTCAATTCCAACCAATTCATGAGTGGTATTTGAAAAATACTTGCTGCGATTTTTACGCAACCAATCCAATATCGCAACACCATCTTCGAAAAACTCTTGCAATTCACTCGGTGTGGAAAAGTGCACCCCACCTAAATCCGAAACCGACAGCATGTAATTTTGAATCATTTGCTCGTGCAAACATTCGTTTAAATTTAATCGATCCGACGCTTTCACTGAATCTTTGTACATTACATGCAACCACCATTGCATCGTTTCGTGAAACGCGGTACCAAAGCAAGTGTGAATAGAAGGACCGCCTAAACGAATTCGATCTATGTAAGTGAGTTTCCATTTTTGTGGACATGTTGACCACATTGCAAATTGACTATACGATATCGTTTTGTCGCCTTCTTTTTTCTCGGGAGCAATAGCTCGGAACAATTCCCCTAATTGAGATACAGCCATTTTACTTTCTTTTTATATACCTTAAATATAAGTAAATCTTTTGTATCTACCAAATTTACATAATGGAAACGCGAATAATTCTTTCTTTTCGCAGCATGTTGAATATTTTCTTTCGCAAGTCGTCAATGCTACCTTCATTGTCAATTACATAATCCCAATCTTCATAATGATCCAAAGCTGTCTCGCTTGAATGAGTAGTTCCTATTTGATTTCCGGAATCTCGCACTACTTTGATTGCAATTCCTTCATGACGGGTAATCGCCGCTAGTTCGTTTGGAAAACGGGTGTCGGTGATGATCCAAAACTTATCCGCAACCACACCGTCCCCATTGCCTTCCGCCTTCATATCTACCCCGTTATCTGTCTTGTACTCTGACATCAAGGCATTTACCCATGTGTCAGTGTGTAGCCCATTTCGCATTGCCTCGGTGCCCAATAATTGAAGTAAATCTCTGACTGTCATTGGGTTAGAGTTTATATTCCATTCAGATCCTAAATTAGTTTTCTTAAATTCTTGATCTTCAAATTTTTCTTTTGGAATGCCTGTAAGTAAAGAGGCGACTTCTTTGAGTTTACCGGCCCACTTTTTTACTTCCCATTGTCTATCATTTGCTAATTCCATGATGATAGATGCTACGGTATCTTTGCCTGATCCTATTTTTCCAGAGATGCTAATTATTGCCATTAATTTGGTTTTTTATTGAAAAATCTTCTAATAATATAACTGCGAATAATACTTAAGATTGTAAATAATACAGTAGCCAAACCTAATTGACTATATGTATAAGTCATTCCTACCATACTATATATAATTGGACTGAAGATTAACGTCGTTAATAGTCCAATTGCTGTATTAGATAAACTTTCTAATATAGAATTGAGTTTAGATTGTGTTCCCATTATTTTTCTGGTTTAAGTAATGCTGATATTTCTTTGTCTGTCTTTCCGTACTTTTTAATAATATCACGAAGTGCATTTAAATCTTTGTCGGTATACATATCAATGTATTCCATAGCTTCTTTTTCTGAAACTGCGAAATGCATTGATAGTAACTCTACTAACTTCTGATTGTATTTGTCAGCCTTCTTTCCTTTGATGTACTTATTAAATTGTCTTTGTTTAGGAAGAATATCATAATACAATTTATAAGTCTCTGCCGGAGATATTTGACCTATGGTATATCGTTGCAATTCATTAATTAACTCTATGAAATCTATATTCATAGATAACCAACGATTGACAATATAAGGAGTGAAAGATTTTTTATCAGCTTCACTTAATTTATCCCACGCAACTTTTCTGTCAGTTAAGTGAGCCATATGGTCAAATATGCTAGCTGCTTTTTTTGTTTCGCTATTATTATACATCTAAATCAAACTCCTTGTTTATATTACCACAAGATGTACACATAAATACTTGCACCGGAATGATTTGGTCATCTTTTGTACCTGCCATGATCTTTGATACCTTACGGAATTTCATAGCCGACATAAACATATCATTGTTACATTCTGCATTGTCACATACAATTGCAGTGGTTTTTTTAATGTCAATTTGTTGCTGTTGTCCTACTTTCTTTTGCATAATTTATTAATATAATTCATTTATAATTTTTACGAACATTGCGCACACATTAATTTCTTTATCTACTGCAAAAGAATCTTGATATTGAGCTTCTGCAATAATAAGAATAATCGATGCGATATGACCTGTAGCAAATACATCAAGATTATCATAAAGATGTCTATATAAGGCTGTATAATCTTTAACTTGAGAATCTGCTAACAACTGGCGAATTGAAGTAAATAATTGTTTTTTATCAGGTTTTGCTGATAATAACTCAATAACCTTATCCATATAATTGGCTTCGATTAATGATTGTTTATCTATCTTCAATTCACCATTAACTACTTGACGCTGGCAGGAATTAAGTATCCTACGAATATCTGGATACCCTGCATTTATAATTGAAACCAAATCTTCTGGCTTCGCCGTAACTCCTTCATGTTGAAGTATTGAATTTACGCGTATTGCTACATCTTTCTTTGACGGAGGTATAATACCAAATACTTGACATCTTGACTGAATAGGATCAATAATCTTTTCAACATAATTACACGTTAAGACAAACCTAGTAGTCTTTGAAAATGTTTCCATCAAATTACGGAGTGCAGCTTGCGCATTAGGAGTCAAGTAGTCAGCTTCATCTAGGATAATTAATTTCCATTGACGAAAGCCTATTGTGCTAGCAAAGTTCTTAATTTTCTCTCTAACTGTATCTACATTGTTCTCATCCGATGCATTAATATACATCAAGTCACAATCTATATTTTTAGCAATTAATTTTGCTAAAGTAGTTTTACCTGTACCTGCAGTACCATATAAAAGTAAATGCGGAACATCTCCATTTTCGAGATAGATGCGCACCTTTTCGACAATGGCTTGATTACCTACATAACCTTCTAAAGTATCGGGTCTCCATTTCTCGACCCAGAGTGTATGTTCCGAATTTCCAAACATATTATGATATTGTTAATTTTACAAGATAATAAGTTGCTGTATAATCAGCATTTTCAAAAGTTACTTTTGCTAAACCTTTAGAAGACACTTCTAACATTCCCGTTGCGTCTGCGTTAGCATTTAAGATTTCTTTGAATAATTTAGCAGAGAAACAAACGGTATCCATTTGCACTTGCTCTTTAGCAACAGTCTTAAATACAATTCTATTTGTATTAACACTTGAATGATTGATAATAATTTTAGTTTCTTCACCATTACATTGAACACCGAAGTTATCTGACTCTGGCAATGCATTAGCGGCTTTCTTAAAATTATTTGCAAAGTCTTTATTCAATTCAATTTTTACATCGAAGTCAGGTAATGACTTTAAATTTGGCACTTGACGAATAACTGATAAATCAGCTAACATATAAGTTACACTTGTACTTGAATCTTTGAAATTCATTGAGTAGATTTTCTTATCTACTTCACCAAATGTAACATCCATTTTCTCATCAACTGCACTTAACATTTTTACTAACTGAGAAGTTGCGTAAACTCCTAATTCAGCATCTCCAGTTTCAAAACTATTTAAAGTTACTTCACCGATTACGTTTTGATCAGCACTAATAAAATTAGTGGTTAATTTTTTGTCAGCTACTACTAATTTAGCACTGTCAGTATTACCAGCTAAGAAATAGCGATTGATAAAACCAATTAATTTACTTTTTTCCATTTTTATTTTTTATTTTATTAAATATAAGTAATCCTTTTGTATAAACAAAACTAATATTCAACTTGTTGCTGATTTTGTTTAGTTTCTTCTGGCATTAATACAACTGCACATTCAGTTGTCATAATCATTGATGCTACCGAAGCTGCATTTTGAATTGCAACTCGAGTCACTTTTGCAGGATCGATAATACCAGCATCAAACATATTTACATACTGATCGCTTCTTGCATCATAACCTATTTGTTTATTAGATCGTAATACTTCTTTAATTACAACTGAACCTTCTAAACCTGCGTTGAAGCAAATTTGACGAAGTGGTTCTTCAATTGCTTTCTTAATAATTTGAACTCCAATCTTTTCATCTTCATTTGTAATATCTAATCCATTTAAAGATTCAATTGAATGAATTAATGCTACACCTCCGCCTGGGACGATACCTTCTTCCATAGCTGCTTTAGTAGCTGCTAACGCGTCATCTACACGATCTTTCTTCTCTTTCATTTCAATCTCAGATGCAGCTCCAATATAAAGAATCGCAACACCGCCTGTTAATTTTGCTAAACGATCTTGAAGCTTTTCTTTCTCAAAGTCTGATTTAGATATATCAATTTGATTTTTAATTGTCTTAACTCGTTCAACAATTTCTTCTTTCTCACCAGCTCCGTCTACAATAATAGTAGAATCTTTACCTACAATTACTTTTGCAGCTTCACCTAAATGACTTAATTCAACATCTTCTAACTTAATACCTAACTCCTCAGTAATTAAAGTACCTCCAGTTAAAATTGCGATGTCTTGAAGCATTTCTTTTCGCTTCTCACCAAACCCTGGAGCTTTTACAGCAGCTACCTTCAAACCAGCTCTTACTCTGTTAACAACTAAAGTTGCCAACGCTTCTTGGTCTACATCTTCTGCAATAATTAAAAATGGATTTCCTGTGCTTACTGCTTTTTCTAATATTGGAAGTAAATCTGCCATCATTGAAATCTTCTTATCGTAAATTAAGATGATTGGATTTTCCATAATTGCTTCCATCTTCTCTGTATTATTAACAAAGTAAGGAGATAGATAACCTCTATCAAATTGTAAACCTTCTACAGTTTTCAACTCAGTTTCCATGCCCTTTGCTTCTTCAACAGTTACTACACCGTCTTTACCTACTACCTTAATAGCTTCTGAAATTAACTCTCCAATTGAAGTGTCATTATTAGCCGAGATAGTAGCTACTTGTTTAATTTTATCTGGATCTGACCCAACTAATTGAGACATATCTTTAATGCTATCAACAATAGCATCAACTGCTTTGTCAATTCCTCTTTTAACATCAATTGGATTAGCGCCTGTTGCAACTGCTTTCAATCCTGAAGTTAAGATAGCTTGGGCTAATACAGTAGCTGTAGTAGTACCATCACCTGCTTCAGATGCCGTTTTTGATGCAACTTCTTTAACCATTTGTGCACCCATATTCTCTAATGGGTTTGATAACTCAATTTCCTTAGCTACCGTAACACCATCTTTGGTAATAATTGGAGTACCGAACTTTTTGCCGATAACTACATTTCTTCCTTTTGGACCTAGTGTTACTTTTACTGCGTCTGCTAATTTGTCTACGCCGCTTTTTAAGCCGTTGCGACTGTCTAAATCAAAATATATTTCTTTTGCCATATTATTTATTTGTTTCTGTGTTTTCTGTGTTTGTTAGTTCTTCTTTCTTTACTCTTTTCTTAACCACTTTTGGTTCAGGTTTATCAAATTCAGTGAAGTCAAAAAATTCTGTTGCTACTTCTTTTGCCATATTCATTACATTTTCTCCGCCATATTTTACATAAAATTGACGATATCTTTCATATACTGCAATTGGATCTGAAGAGTGGAACATTTCTTCCATTGATCTTAAAATTTGAATCAAATCATTTGGAATTAATTCTGCTAACACTTCTAAAGGACAGCTATTAACTAATTTTTCAACATTATCTGCTGTGTATACATACATATACAAATTGTGATATGTTAAACGAGTAACTGCTTCTGTTGAATAATTCTCTACGATATCCCAAGTTAAATAAGGAACGCCAGGGTGATTAATCAATGAAGGCACGTGACCTGTCTTTGGATAACCTAACTGACTACCATCCTTTGGAAAATACAACATATTAAATACTTGATCTTTCCAATTTGGACTCCATACCATTTGACCAAAAATAGGATATTGACCTGGAGATGAGCTATCAGTCGATACTGTAATTCTATTATCAGTATATTCATTCATCAATTTTTGCATTTGTGCTAACACAAAGAAATCTGATACTTTTGAAATACCTAATAAGTGAACCCAAGTATTGTTTTTATTGTCAAACTCTTTTTCTTTAATCATCAATGCTAAGATATACATAAAGTCTACTAGACGTCTAGATGAACCAAAGCACCAACCACCAAATTCCATACCTTTTACGGTATCATACCAATGTTTAAATTCTACAGGATTTGAACCTTGAATTACATTTAAGAAATTAGTTTTACCTGATTGCTTTTTTTCAAAGTATTTAAAATTATCTAAACTAATATCTAATGCCTCTTGGAATCTTCCTTCGTAAGTTACGCGAGGTGGAATATCAATATTACATGCGATATCCGAATTAGCTTCTAACCATTCAAATATTTGATCACGCAATGCCATATCCCATTTTAATGCGCCAGTTGCAATTTGGAATCCGCCAGAGTCGCCGAATACTAAAGTGTCTTCAAGACCCCAAGTTTTACGGATTTCTGACTTTTTGTATAAGTGACCTGCTGTCATAAGGAAATACTTATAACGCCACTCTTCGGGTACTCTATCATCCCAAAATCTATAAGGAACTCCAGGCGCTACCTCCAAATTTTTAGTTAATGGAGATGCATACGCTCCAGAACTTAATGAAGGGAAGTATACTAACTTTTTTTCTTTCATAATTAAATATATTAAATTCTTTTGTCATTTCCAAATATTTGTTGAATTATTTTAGCTGAATCAAAAAATTCTTCATACAAATTTTGTCTAGTGTCTTTAATTAAAGGAATATACAAATTGTAATTGTTTGTCAATTCTTTTATTGTTGCTGTTAAATCAGGAGCGTGTTTACTGTAATTAAAGATATTTTCTGTCCATTCAGGAGGGTATCTAAACTCTGCAGGTAACAAATGCTTAAATCCTTCAATATCTGGAACTAATGGAATGGTATCTAATAAAAGGCATTCGTAAATTTCTTTTCCGATATTAGGGTGTGAATAAGGTAGAAATGCTATCTTTGCTTTAGATATTTGAGTCATTAACTGATATCTAGATAATGGTTCTCGTTCCTGAGCGAATATAATATTTATGTCTTTATATACTCGTATAAAGTCGTACATAATCTGTTCATGTAAGTCTGAATACTTATGCCAAGGAAAAATCAATGTATTTTGTTTGAAATAATTTCCTTTATATTCAGACAATTCCATGTTTAAATAATCTAATGGAAATGGAAGCACATTAAGTCTTTCTGGAAACACAAATTTAGACACGTAAATTCTAAACTGCTCTTTATGAAACTCAGATATAAAGTAAGATTCGTCTAAACATCTAAATGAAGCTCTTTCATGCACCTTTCTCCAATTTCTGTCATTTAGTGGTCGGTATTCTGGATCTTGATTTATATAACAACCACGAGTCCAGAACCCAATCATCTTAACAGGTATTTGATAATTCTCTGCCCAATGTTTAACATAAATTGTCATTGTCGTCCACGCATTTGGAAATACAAAAATATCTTCTGTAGTGATATAACCTGTTTGGAAATATTCTTTAATCATTTCCAAATCATTAACTTCTTGAATTAAATAATCAGAATTAGAAGCTTCGGCATATCCATGTAACAATGACGATACATGTAACTCCCAAGAGTTTTCGTCTGATATTAATTTGTCTATTACTACAAAAACTTTTCTCATAGCTTTTCTACTTTTTTAATATTTTGTTGGTTTTCCATTTTCTTAATTTTAAATTATCTTCCCATGATAGAAATATTGACCATCTAATTTATAATTTATCTACACGGGCTCCATTTTCATTGTCTTCCCATACCTCAACCCAATCACATTCAAATTGTCTTAATATTAATTCTGCTAACATTTCACATGACATTGGGCCAAATTCACACGTTCTGGTTTGTTCGACAAAATATATGTCATTAATATATTTTAATACATCTCGCTTAAGCATTATAAATTCTCTATCACGATCTGAGTGATTAACCATTTTAGCTAAAGTAAAATGAAACATATGTCTATGTCTATCTGCTAAAAAGCTTACTTCTGGAAAGAGTTCAGCTGCTTTTGGAAAATTGTGCATTCCGTCTACTGCTAGCTTAACTAATACTACCGTCTTTGTTTTCATAATTTATATTTTTTTAAAAACTAAAAAATTCATTAGTGTTTGAATTTTTAGGGATACCTCCCCAATTCAATGCACTATAAAAATCTCCTAACTTATTCTCTAGAGAAGCTGTAAAGATTTTTTCATAGTCAATATATTGAGTTATAAATTTAAGTATTTCTTTTGGATCTTCAAAGCCCTTTACAGCACAACTTTCTAATCCAAATGGATTTTGTTTAAGATAAGTCCATTTAATCTTTTCTCCATCTAAGATTGGTTGAGATGCAGTGATTTTATAATACTCCATCAAATCATTATAGTTAAGAGCTGACTTAGCGTGAACCGGAGTGCCTTTAACTCTATTACCAAACATTTGGCCTTTTTCCTTTTTGATTTTATATTTTTTCAATTCTTTAACACCTGTCGGAAACATAATATCAAACATTGGCTTTTGCTTCATATCCTCTCTAAATGCTAAGACCTTATCATCAATCTTTTTCTTTTCAGAAATATTCAAAATGTCAATTAAGATACCAGACATAAATTCACGAAAAGCTTTAGGAAAGTTACTTCTTACAACATCCATTCCTTTTACATCTAATTTCCATTCTTTAGCACCATTGGTCATCTGTGATATTAATACTCCTTTTTCAGAAATAATTTTTTGTGCATAACGCTTCTTTGCAATCCATAATCCTGATTCAGAAACATATTCTTGCTTAATATTTAAGAAGTGAGTATCTGAGTTTAAGAAGTGCTTACAAAATCCATCCCATGAATCATTAATATACTTTTCAACTACTTGAGACGTTTTATATGTAATATCAATCTTTTCTTCTCTAGATAATTGCTTATTCATTTTCTTTTCTAAACCATCAATTAAATCTTGTGCACTAACGAATACAGAATCAGTGTCACAGTATATAACCCTATCTTTTATTTTTTTAGCATCCATATTAAAATTCCTTTTTTTATTAACTGTTTAACCATATATTCTGATAATCCTAAGTCTTCACGTAAATCTTTAACTTTTGTATAAATTTTATTCGTTCTAGTGTCTTCTATTGCTTTACTTTTACTTGACACATTTTCAGAATAATATTTTTTTAATTTTTCAGACAAATTTAGCCGAGATTTACCTTTTTTAGCTTCAGACATCTTTTTTCTAGTCTCTTCTGAATATATATTTTTCTTTCCTTTATTCCAAGGAATTTGTCCTTTATGTGACTCGGATATTTTATTTCTAATATCATCATTGTATAAAAGTCCTTTATTCCAAGGGTAAAGGTCTCCTGCTTTATACTTTTCTTTCATCTTTTTAGAATGCTCATTATTTTTCTTTCCATACCAATATCCATTAACCCCTTTTTGTGCATTACTAATTTTTAGTCTAGTTTCCTCAGTAACGACATGACCTTTTCGAGCTTTACTCAATTTAAGTCTATATTCTGTTGAATTATATATTGAATTCGTGTCATTATATATCAATTTTATCGTTTTTGAAATTTTAGCATTAACTACATTGCCTAGGTTCCCGCCATTTCCTCCATTTGATATGTTATATCCAGATATATTAGATTTATATAATTGTATCCAATATATCTCTCTTTCATTTAATTCATCTTTTGTTGCACAATATTCTAGAATTTCTTTTTGAAAATTTTCTTTTCCATATTTAGAAATTGCCGATTTTAATACTTTCCCAGATCCATAATAATTTGGGTTATTTCTAGAGTCTTGTCCTATATAAATTTTGCCGTTAATTAGATTTGTCGTTTTATAAATTACCATATATTTAGATTTAATGTAATAGTATCCGTATTATCTATCCCTAAATATAAATATATACAAGCTATAATTTTTCGATCATTTCTGATAAACATTTATTTGCCATATCATGGGCGTGCTTTAGTACAGCAACTCCTGTTTGTGTAATTGATTCTGCATTATCCAAATCATGGAATCGGAAACCCGGAGCTCCTAATGCACCATACAAAGAGTTATTTACAATCTTCATAGTATGCTGTCTAGAGTCAAAGAATTTAGACATTTCAGCATTACCTTCTTTACCATATTTTTTTGCTAATGCTCTATACTCTTCCCTTTCACCCATCCAAGTTTCTAAGATTGAAGGAATTAATCCGCCTTTAGAATAATCATATACTACTCCAATAGATGATACCGTAAATTTATTATCTAATAACCATTGTCTAAATTCCATCATTGGAATTAATACATGTTTAGAACCTGATTTAATTTTTGCATTGGCAGATGAATACCCGTCAGTCCAAAAATCATTTTTCACTTCATCCCAATTCTCTACTCTACCAACTTTAGTTTCTGGAGAGATATTAAGAGTTCTAATGATAGAAGGATATAGTGAAGCCATATCCTCGTCAAATACCCATTCATACAAACCTGGAATTGGATCTTTTACAAAGGCGCCGGCGAAGTCATTGGAATGCTCATCGTCTGGTATGCTATGATCTTTCAATCTTCTATTCGGAGCTACAATACCTAAACGTTTCATATAAGTTACACAAGCACCATCTAAATATCTTGTAGTGAAATAAACATCTTCATAAGGCACATGACCTTTATGACAGATACCTCGAGCCAATGATAAGAATTTAAGTTTCTCATCTAACTCTAATACTAAAGTAACATCATTAACGTTATATTCAACAAACTTCTCTGGATCTGTTTTATATAAATGGTCTAAAGTACCTTCATACTCAACCTTACCTTTACCTAACTCTTTTTGTGAAATAGCTTCTAATGAATAAGAAGATTCTTCAGAGTAAGTAAATAATTTATATAATGCCATATAATCTAAACAACTAACACCCATAATTCTATAACGATTACGATGTTGAAGATAAATTACTTCATTGATCGGAGATAGCGAATCTGCATACTGCTTACCAGCTACTTTTGAAATTCTATTATACAAATATGGAATATCAAAAAAGTCGACATTCCATCCAGTAACGATAGTCGGTCTAATTTCAATCCAATGAGTTAGAAATCTAGAAATTAATTCATATTCAGTTTGAACGACTTCTAAAATCATTCCTGAATCTGTATATGGTTTTAAGTTTCTTAAAGGGTCTACAATAATTGCAATAGATTTTTTTCCAACTCTATCATGTAATGCAATTGAAGTCATTGGTTGCCACGCTTCTTCTGCTGTCGAAAACCCTCCTTCAGTGCTAACCTCAATATCAATAAACAATTCTCTATGACCCGTCGACGGATCATCCGTTTCATAATACAAGTCAATTAAAGTTCTTGTTTCTGGATTGATATCTGATTCATAAATATGACCTCTTTGAATGTCAGCGTCATCCCAATCATGAACCTTATCTAACTTTGATCCATCCAATGCTACATGTTTTCCATGGGCATTCTTTTTATATGCGTACTTCTTAAATGGAAATTGAAGATGACCATTTTTGTCATCCCATACATGTACTATATTTTTATGTTTTTGATACGCTATATTCTGATATGCCATAACTTATTTTCTTTTAATATAATTAAATCTTTTAAAATTATTGTTCTGATTTGATTATATCTATCATTGTCTGAGCATTGTCGTGCCATTTAGCAGTCCATTCAACCGGCACTCTTAAATCATAAGTGTCAAATAAATAATCGACATTGTTGATATTTTCATATACATTTTCTGCCGGAACCATTTCTGGACAACATGCTCTATTAGGGACTAAAATATTACAACCAAAGAAAATAGCTTCTTGAATTGTATAACCGAAAGTTTCTTGATATGCTGTCGACAAATACCAACGAGCTTTTGCCATTAATTCAAAATATTCTGCCTTTGTCAATCCATAACGATATTCAATATTTTTTGGAAGTTTACCTAAATCCTTTTTAGGTCCTGAAGATGTAATTACAATCTTCTTTTTAGTTTGTTTTGCAAATTGCAATAACTCATCAATACCTTTTTCTTTACACCATCTATGAGGCCAGATAACAAAATCTTCTTTTTCTACATAGCCCATTGCTTCATGAAACTCTTGCATATAATTCAAGTCCCATACTAAACCTGTAGTGTGAACTGTTACATCATTTAATCCGAAATATTCAACTACATTCTTTTTATGGTCATCACTACCAACAAAAATGCCATCACAGATAAAATGATAACCTGCTTCAGATGCATCTACCCAACTTGATAATTGTTGCACAAAATCTGTCTTATCAGCTCTACCAGCATAATTGATACCATATACGCGAACGTTAATTCCTAACAATTCAGACATATATTTAATCATTTCAATACCTGGAAAGAAAATGTCGCCTATTAAAAATGCATCACCGTCTTCAACTTTACCTTCATTGAATAAATCAGCAATCATTTGAAGCTGCGCAGCTTTAAATTTGCAAGTATTAACGATGTCTAGAAATTGACCACGTTTAATTTCTTTATCAATTTCTACTTTAGGATATAATGAAATGTCTACCTTAGGATAAATAGCAGCATTCATCATTTGAGTATAGCGAGCGGGTAACTCTTCTATAGGAAGATAAATAATCTTATTTTTTGTCATAACTTTTAATTTCATTAAATATAAGAAATTCTATTCAAAGAAACTAGTAAAAGCTTCATTTTCTTTTGTATCGACAGAATTTTCTTTATGAATTAAATTTCCATTGCTATCTGGTAATCCTAAATATGTGTCTGAGTTCGTTTGTATAATCTTATACCAATTGGCATTAGCATAAATTGCCTCAATGTCTGAAGTCAAATATATTGTTCCTTTGGTATTTTGTGTTTTAAAATATTCTGATAGCGATATCCATATACCTTGATTTTCTTTAAGAAAATTGTATAGTCGATTTCTAGGTTCTTGTTTAGCATTTGCAACGGGCGCTCCATTTAACAAATCTAATAATGAAGACTCGTATTTGTCTTGATACTCTTTAAATTCGATATCGACTTTGTCTTTGTCGACAGTCCATGTATTATAAGCTGACCATATTATATCCGCTACTTCTTTGTAATCTGCAACTATATAATTACTAAATTCTTCGAAATTATAATGCCAGTTATATTTGTCTAAAACAACAGTTGGCATAAATCTCAAAGCTTCTAAAACTGCAATACCAAATGACTCATTTTTATAAGGCATAAAAGCTACTTTAGAAGATTGAATCATTTTAGCTTTTTCTTCTCCTACAACATCTGAAACAATTTCGAAATTTGTATGGCCTATTTCTGCTAAATCAGCTTCAAACTTTTTAACGTGTGCTGACCTAGTCATAATTTTAGCTTTTATTTCTACACCATACTTATCCTTTATGGCCTTCAATACTTTAATATACTCCCCCGGATTTTTTCTATCTTCATGTCTTCCTATAAAGAGTAAGCCGTCTTTTTCTAGACTGTTTATGGGAATAGAATCGGTTAATGGATACAGCTGTACAACTGCATTCATATTAATATGATTAAACTTTTCTAAAAGCTTAGATTTGTTTTGCTCTGTCTGAATTAAAGTAGTTACTTGAGGCCAAAACATCATTTTATCAATTAAGTCATAATAGCAATCTTTAAATACTCCTGCGAGTAATTCTGGATTAATTGATTGACATTCATGAGCATAAGATGCAACTTTCATTGACTTATACAATTCCATTTGATAACATACAAAAGCTGATTCAGTGTCATTACAAATAATTAAATCGTAAGTGTGATTGGAAAGTGCTTTTACTATTGCAGTTCGAAAATTAATTGACTTTTCAAAGTTAAATGAATCTGCAAACTGAAATAAATTAGAATGCTTACCATAAGACAATCTGTCTGCTTTATCTGGAGTATAAACATTGATTCCAAACTCTGCTAGAAAATTTTCTTCAGGCTCTCCATCACACGCAATGTCAATGCAATGTCCTTTTTCTATTAGAGTTTCAACAACCCCTTTCATGAAAATTCCATGCCCTGAGCTAGGCCTGAAATTCATTCTGTTTATAATAAATAAAACTCTTTTCATATAATAAGTAATACCAAGCTCGGGTTAACTATTTTTGTTTGTTTTCGTTAATTAACTTTTTTGATTGTTTAGTCGCCTTTGTAGGAGAACATTTATCAATAAGTTTATCTACTCGTTTATCTGTGTATGAATTACATTGCGTAACCGCGTCAGTGATTTGATCATTAATTGCTCTAGGGAAATGACTCTCTATGAAATCAATTCGATTGGTAATCATCTGTGACTCTTCAACGATTTGCTTGTATACATTTCTTTCTAAGTCTGTCAATTGATGTTCTAATTGTTTTATTGCTTTTTGCTGTTTTAAAACCTTTACAGTACCTGCAACAATTGTGATTACTAAAAGCAATCCAATCATCAAAAGCACTCCAAAAGTAAATGATAATATTTCCATAATATATTTAAAATTTAAAGTGAGCTTGGTATACTTATTATTTGTCTTTTTTTAAGACTGCAATTTTAACACTATCTGGAATTTGAAATCCTAATAATCTCAAATCAGCTAAATCTTGCCTGTCTAAATTTTTAGCCGTTATTCTTTTAGTTCGATTTGTATTTAATTTATATTTGAGTAGTTCCGCACATTTTTCATATTCTTCTATGTTAGAAAAATATTTAATTAAGCAATCAAATATAAATTCTCGATCAACGTGTTTAGGTAAATCATATTTACATACTATCCTAAACACATTGTCTAGAGTTTGTTTTGAAGACGGAAGAGCTTCTGCCATTGTCAGGAATATTGACATTCTCTCTGCTCGTTCTTCAGGTGATAATTTAATCCAATTTGTCGACAAACCGATAAAACTCGTTTCTAGCAGCTGGGTCGTTTAAAAATGCTCCTGACATTTTTGAAGTCATCATCGTTGAATTATGACGTACTCCTCTTACACAAGCACACATATGATTTGCGCCTACCATAACAGCTACGCCTTTATTGCCTTCGCAAACTGTATTGATATAATCATGTATTTGCATTGTCAAATTTTCTTGAACCTGAGGTCTGCGAGCAAAATACTCTACAATTCGATTCAACTTAGACAATCCAATTACTTTACCATATTCTGAAGGAATATATGCTACATGTGCATATCCAATAAAAGGTAAGTGATGATGAGAACAAAATGATTTAACATCAATATTTCCTTGAAATACAATTCCATCATACTTATCTAAATTGTCAAATGCTGTAATTTTCGGAGGCTCTGTATAACAACCTTGAGCTAAATCATTAACAAATGCTTTTGCAACTCGCATCGGAGTATCTGAAGAGTTTGGATCATTTTTCCAATCAATTCCTAACGCAGTCATATACTCGCCGTAATGCTTTGCAGCGTGCTCAATCATTGCCTTTTTCTCTTCTTCGCTGCGTGGAATAGAAGAGTTAGCATATTTAAGTAATTCCTTCATTTTTAAATTTTTATAAATATAAGTAAATCTTTTGAATTAACCAAGAACTCCTAGCAATTCAGCTTCACGATAAAGTGTATATTTTTCTTTACCAATTTTAATTTCCTGAGACTGTGTATATGAAGGAAGAATAACTTCGTCTCCTATCTTAACTGACATTGGAATTAATACTCCATTTTGAGTATACAATCCTTCTCCAACTGCAATTACTTTACCCATTTTAACGTCGTCAGCTGTTACTGTTTCTGGAATGATAATTCCTGATGCTGTTTTTTTATCTTCTTTGGTTTTATATTCTTGAACCAATACTCTATCGCCTAAAGGCTTTACATTTTTATTTTCCATAAATTTTAATTTAATTATACGTTTAATGTTTTATCCCAAGCGCTGATATGTAATCTTGTCAGCCCTCTAAATTTATATTTCTTTGCCATTTCTAAACAAAACTGAGTTCTTTCGTGAAAGTCAGATTGCGAATCTAAACCTGGCATACACACCACTTGTTTTAATGGTATATTGAATGGCTCAACAAAGTCTCTAAAGATTTCCTTTATATCATCTTCTGTACTAATAACAAATTTAAACTGATAATTGGAATGTTCCATTATACGCTTGATTGCGTCTGGATTAATACGTTGTTTCTCAGTCATACCTGAGTTAGATAGCTTTGGTGAGCAGTTGATTTGATTAATAATATCGAATAGAGGTTTCTCAATTACTACTGTACCATTTGTTTCTATTTCATGATATCCTAATATTGTCCCTCCATTTGATGCTTTCATATTTTCATAGGTAGACATTATTGATTCTACCGAGTATCTCCAGTATGTATTGAAGTTAACAATAGCTTCTTGATGTCCTTTAATTGTAGGTTCACCGCCAGTCCAAATGATATGGATAGTACCGTTCTTAATATCTTCGTAGATACCTTGTTCCTTCCATTGATCAATTAGATATTGAAACTCTTTATCTTCACCTCTCCATAGCCATTGAGATGTACTATCACAAGTCCAAGTTGCTTTACCTTCTAACTCTAAATCGCCTTTGAATATTTCACCATCGGCTAGTGATGCTTCTTTTAATAAAGCGTTAGTGAATTTTCTAGACATACCGCAAGTTAGGTTACATACACCTAAGCGAACGAAATATGATGGTATTCCTGTTGATATACCCTCTCCTTGAACGGAGTAAAAATCACTACTAATTAATAATTTATTTGGATCTATTTTTGACATATTTATATTTTTGTTTAATTATTCTCCGTAGCTTGCTGAATTTCTTTCATGTTCATAAACCTCTACTTTCGTAGCTTTAACTCTACTATCTGTTTCTTTTACTAAGAAATCATTAATAATAGTGTATAGATACTTTGCAAATTGTTCACATCCTGTAGCTGGTAATACTCTAAGTTGTATAATACCGTCTTTGCTCATTTGCCTGAAAGTATCTAGATATGGATCGTCTTGAGCTATAATGGTTGTGTGATCAAGTAGCCAATTAAAAAATTCTTTTGGTTGCATATGGTTAATCTCTGTTTTAGCTCTTTTCATACCACCAAAATCAAATACCCAATTGCGATCATCTAATTCACCTTCAAACCAAACTCTAAACGATACTGCATATCCGTGTAAGAATTTACAATGCGTACCGTCTGCTTTCCATTGACGAAAACAGGTTGAGTATCCGTCAAATAATTTTGTTGATTGAAATTTTTTCATAAACTAAATATAAGATATTCTTTTAAATTAACCAAGAATATTCATTTTGCGAAGTGTATTCATTGCAATTTTTTCTCCTAAAGAAAGGAATTCTTCTTGTTTATTAACTGACAATGTAATGTCGATCATTTGCTGAACCCATTCTTTTTGCTCTGGGGTACATTTTTTCAAATACTCTCCTAAAACATTCATGTTAAAGAAATCTTCTAAAATTATTTTAGGTTCAGGAGTAACTGCATCTACAAATGAACCTAAATTGTCATTTTTAGGTTGCTTAGTAACTCTTGGTGTGCGAGTTGAACTTAGTTCTTTTGCCATAACTTTTATATATTAATTATTCTTGTTTTGCTTAGATTGATGATATAATATTATTTATTATTAAATATAATTAATTCATTTAACATTACCAAATTAATTTTCTAGCGATTCAGCAAATTTAGTAATGCATTTTTTATAATCTTTTAATTGAAGTGTAAATATAGGCTTTTTACTAATTCGCTTTCCACTCCTAGTTGAAGACCAAATTGACGCATGATCTGGTATACCATACCCTGAACATTCAGCTACATGATAATAAGAGTTATTAACTTCAAATACCCAGCATTTTAACTTGGTGCTAGTTGGTACTTCTTTTACTGATTCTAATACTTTAAATATATCCATATTTTTTATTTATCTTTAAATATATGATATTCTTTTGAATATTCCAAATCTTAAATATAAACAGTAGAATACTCCCGATGAAGGGAGTATCTTTAAATTATTTAATCAAATTTTATAATTACTTGATCTAATGTATATCCAATAACCATTGGATTATACGGAGCTCCGATATTTTCAATTAATATAGGAGCAGCTAGCTGTCCTTTAACTTTTTCATGAAATACAATGTATTTATTTTTTAATAATCCTTGTAAATCTTTTAATGAAGTTTTGTCAAATGCATTTGCAGTTACTACAAATGGATGTTGCTTTAATCGATATTCAAATAACTTAAATACTCGAATAGCATCAACATCTTTAGTAACTACGTCTAATTCAACTTTTCCATTCGGCTGAATAGCTGCAACAGATTTAGGAGATTTTAATTTAGCTTGAATTAAAGCATCATCTCCAGTCGGGCTATCAATATCAATATATACATTATCATCTGCCTTTCCTTTAGATTTATAAAAATATGAATGACATCCTTTAAAGAATTTTCTTAAATTTTTATATTCAGTAAAATTAATATTTGACGGTGTAGGTTTTTTTGCAAAATAAACTCCATCATCAATTACCATTTTATCTTCTCCTAATTCTTCTTGAATTACGTCTAAAAATTTAGGCCATTCGTCAGTATCTTTAACAGACTCTATCATACCATATAATTTACGAAGCTCTGCTTGCGACTCAAATTTTGTAATACGAGCTGCAGCCATTGGAACTTTAAAATTAGTTGCTTTACCAGCTTTTATCTCTGATCGTACTTGACCATTTTCCGAATCTAAGTCTGTTCCTGCAGTACCGCCTGACTTACCTCCTTTAGTTAATAATACACATAATACTTCGCCTTTACCTAAACCACCTCTTCCAGAAGTTTCTGCTTCTCCTCCTTCTTTACCTGACACTGACGATATAGTATATAATGCTCTGAATAATGGGTCGCTAGTATTTGATCCGATTAATTGCATTAATGTTTCTAACGACGTAGCAGTTCCAAATTTATCTAAATTTTTAGATTTTGACCCATACATTCTAAACGCATCCATAATAGATTTTGAATGTTTTGGATATAAACTGTTTAAATATTCTGCGTTAAAAATTTTATGTGATTTAACTGCAGTTGCTGATTTTTTTGTCGTTGCAGGAGCTTCAGTTAATTTAACTTTAGGAAATGGATTTTCAATTCCCATTTCATTTAAAATTTCTTGCAAATGAATCATATCCTTTTTCTTTCCTATTGTCGGATATCCAGCATCACATCGATAACTCCATTCTTTAAGAATAGCGTCAAAGTCAATTGAAATTTTTTGTTTAGATTCTATTAAAGGTTGTTTAAAATCTGTAGATTCAGTAATGATTTTACTAGGTTCTAAATTTTTAAAATGTAAATCTAAATCGATTATTGTTTGATTAGAAGTATCTTTCCTCATAATGTAATAGATCAAGTTTTTTATCAACATCAATTAATTGAGCTGCATTTAGCAAATCTGAATATTCAGCGATTGATTCTCTTTGAATTGTTCTAAACTCTTGCAAAAAGTCAAAAGTCATTAAATGCTCAGCAAATACATCTGCCGAATCTTTATTATATTTATCTCCTAAAGCATATTCAATTGCATACGCTTTATTTACAATATCAATTAAACTAGAAAATTCTCCATTAAATTTAACTGAAGGTAATGAAGGTGTGCAATTCCAATCTACTAAATACTGTTGTAGTTTTTGAGCATGCTCTAATTCATTAACTGCTTCAGCTTCGAAATATGCTGCTGCTTTTTTATAATTTACTCCAGCACACCAGTTAGCTGCGCCTCTGTAAAAATAATGTGCCGTATACTCATCTGCTATTCTAGCATTAAGCATTGCCACGATGTTATCAGGTAGCATTTTTGGTAGCACTACTGAAGATTGTTCAGATACTACATTTTGTATCTCTGATTTTGGTAATTCCATTATTAATTTACTTTAAAATAAATATCAGAAAATATTATTTTCCAGTAGATCCATAAGCACCTGTTCCTCTGTGAGAATCTTCAAGTTCATCAACTTCTTCAAACTCAATTTGAGGATGAGGTATGATCATTAGCTGACCAATTCTATCTCCGATTTCATAAGATGATTCGGATGCTACCCAAATTGCATTTTCTACCGGGCCGGTTAGTAATGGAAATCCATTTCTTTCTCTTTCTTCTTGAAGTGTGTTAAGAACTTCAGGTTCCATTTCTTTAACACGCATTCCTAACTCTTTGAATCGAAATTTAATTTCTCCTCTATAACCTGAGTCTACTACCCCAACGTGATTTGCTAATATCAATGAAGTCTTAGACAATGAACTTCTAGGGAATAGCAATCCTACATACCCTTCAGGAATTTCAACTGCTATTCCTGTGCCATATTCAATAAACAATCCTGATTTGTCAATTTGGGCAGTTACAGCCGTCATATCCATACCAGCATCGCCTTGAGTAGCGTAGCTAGGTATAATGGCTTCCGGGTGTAACTTTTTAATTTTTACTTGCATATTCCGTAACTATTTCTTTAAATTTAGCAATTGGTTGCGCACCTACAAGACGCTCAACTACTTCTTCATTTTGAATAAAAATAAATGTAGGAATGTTTCTAACACTATATTTGTCAGTTAGTTCTGGATTAGTATCCACATTAATAACTGACAATTTAATTTTATCTCCCATTTCAGATGCAAATTCTTGCATTCTTGGTTGCATTGCTTTGCACGGGCCACACCATTCTGCTGTAAATTGTAATATTTCCATAATACTTAAATATAAGTAATTCTTTAGTATTTAACAACCTTTTTAACAGATTCTATTGCAACTGGCGTTACAATAATTTCATTCCATAAATAAGTTGAATGATCTGAATCTGTGCATCCAGATGTCGACATACATAAATTAGGTTCTCCTACTGGATGTCCTAATCTATACATATTTGCTGCTTTGTTACCTTGATCAGTAACTATTGATTTTACGTCTGATTTAAATGCAGCTACTAATTTACCTTTAAGTTTAACTAAAATATTAGACTCTGGCCTGAAGAATTTTTTATATTGTTTAGTAAATGTAGATATATCATATACTCCTCCATTATCAATAGAGTCTCTGATGTTCATAACACCTTGTGGCGTTGTCCAATGTAAAGTAGTTACGATATGATCAGTAGTACCATATACTGAATTAGTAAAATTATCATCTAATAATACAAATGGCTCCATATCACCTCTAGAATAAAAGAAGGCAACTTTAACTTTATCAATTAAAGCTCCTCCTAATAATTCATTAAATTCACCACGCAATTGCCATACTCTGTGGTTAACAAAGTCTTCAATAAAGTCTAAAATATTTTTCTGAGTAAGTAAATCGTAACGTTGAGTTTCTACATAAAGCTGATACTTAAACCATTTATTAATTAACTGAACTAAATTATGATTATTGTCAATAACGCCGCCTCTAGTATCAAATCCTTGTTTTTCTAAATCTAGAAATTGATTTGCTATTTGTTCCCATTCTGCAATAGTAGCAAATGCATCTTCTGGATGATAATAATTGTGTACAGGAAAACTCATTTCTCTTTTATATAAATATTAAGATTCGCAACTTACACACTCTAAAATATTTCTAGCAAATGATTGAGCTGACGATTGACTGAATTGATAATATAAGGTCTTAACGCCTTCTTCATGTGCATACAAATATAATTGATTGATATCTTTTGCAGGTACCGAAGGGTGAATCATTAAATTCAATGATTGAGATTGGTCAATAAATTTCTGTCTTTGTGATGCTTGTAATATAATTTCCTTAGGAGAAATTTCAATAAATGATTTAAATACTTCTTTAGATGGAAAATCTAAATGCTGCACTGAACCGTCTTTCTTTAAAATTCCTTCCCATACTTCTGGAGTATTCAATCCATACTTTTCCAATTCAATTTCTAAATAAGGATTCTTATAAATTGTTTTTGATTTTGCTAAATCCTTTATAAAGTAATTTGATTTAATTGGCTCAATACCCATTGATACTTGACCTAAAATAAATGAACTTGATTTAGTAGGAGCTATAGCAACTAATGTAGTGTTTGCAAATCCTTCTCTTAATGAGCGATATCCTTTTTCGTCATGTAACCATTTTGAAGCAGCTTCACTTTTTTCTTTAAGAGTTTTGAAAATTTCATAATTCAATTGTTTAGCTTGAAGTGATTCAAACGAAATTAATTTAGATTGAAATAATGAGTGATATCCTAACACGCCTAATCCAATTGCTCTATGCTGTTCAGCAAATCTATGAGCTCGTTTCATTCCTGGCATATTGTATGACTTTTTAACGAACTCATCCATTACTGCATTAAGGAACATTGTATAAACTTCAATTGCATCACACGCTTTGATTTCGTCCCAATGCAATAAATTCAATGAACCTAAACAACAAACAAATGAATTAAATGAATCTGTTGGTAATTGAATTTCAGAGCATAAATTAGATGCTGTAATGTCTAATCCTAATTCTTTGTATGGAGTATTATTATTGGAATTGTCTTTGAACATAATATATGGAAACCCAAATTCATTACGTCTTTGAATAACCTTTGCCCATACTTTTCTTTTATCAGCATCACCAGATTTCATTTCTTCTAACCAAGAGTCTGTAACTGTAACTCCATATTGAAGATTTTGAATTGGATTTCCTTCAGTTCCAATATCTAGAAATTCTAAAATATCTCCATGCTCTACAGGTAACCATACAGCACAAGCTCCACGTCTAGCTTCTGATTGCTTTGATACGTCTACAGTCGTATCATATAATCGAGCATAATGTACCGGCCCATCTGCTGTACCACCTGTCGAAATTCTTGTTCCTCTAGGTCTAATATTTCCTAAATATGCTGAAGTGCCTCCTCCATATTTTGACATCATACCAATCTCTCTACCAGCATTTAAAATGCTATCTAAAGTGTCATCTATATTAGAACCATAGCAACTAATTGGTAAGCCTTTATCTTTTCCAAAATTAATCCATACTGGAGTAGATAGACTATAAAATCCTTTAGCCATATACTCCTCAAACTTCTTTGCAAAACCTTCAATTTTAAGATATTTTTCTGCTGTGTTTGCTACGTCTTTAATTCGTTGTTCCGGAGTTTCGCTAATGTATCCTCTCGATAAAAATGTTCTACTGTTCTCGTTTAACCAATAATATTTTTCGTGTTCCATGTTATGTTATTTAAAATAAATCGTCTTCTGTAATGCTTTTACTTTTTTTGTTATAATCAATTTGCTTCTTGTAAAAGAAGTCTCCTTCCTTAGTCGACGTAATTTCAATATCAAACCATAAAGTTTTTTCTACTTCCGTAAAATCAACTTGGAACACAGGCTCCATTCCAATTCTTTGAAGTGAAGTATTGAATCGATTTTGAATGAATTGTTCAATAGTCTTTTTAGGTAAAAAGTCTAATTCTCCTTTTTCAAAAATCCATTCTAGAATTTTAACTTCTGCTTTATACGCTTTTTTGCATGCTGAATAAATAAGATGATTAAACTCTTCGTCAAACCACTCTGGGTTTTCTTTCTTAATAATATTAATAATTTCCGAGCCGAAGTTACCATGAATTTCTTCTTCTTTTGAAGTAGCTTCAACTACATTGGAAATTCCTTTAAATAAATTCTTTTCTTTATTAA